AAAACAAGAACCCTAGGTATGCCTATATAGCACCCACCTTCAAACAAGCGAAAAGTATTGCTTGGGATTATATGAAACAATTTACATCAAAGATACCTTATACAAAATTTAACGAAACAGAGCTTCGTGTAGACTTACCCAATGGCAGCAGAATAACATTGCTAGGTTCAGAGAACTCTGATGGCTTGAGAGGGATATACCTTGATGGTTGTGTGATTGATGAGTACGCAAATGTAAACAGTAAGTTGTTTCCAGAAATAATTAGACCTGCACTATCAGATAGAAAAGGTTATTGCGTGTTTATTGGTACACCAGCAGGAATGAATAATAACTTCTATGAACTATACCAACACGCACAAGGTGCAGATGATTGGTTTAACTACAAGGCAAAAGCTAGTGAAACAAAAATTGTAGATGCAGAAGAGCTAGTCAAGGCAAAAGAAGTAATGGGAGATAAGAAGTACCAGCAAGAGTTTGAATGTGATTGGATAGCAAACATAGAAGGTGCAGTATATTCAGATGTACTTACAAAAATGGAAGATCAAAAACAATTAACTAGAGTTCCCTACGACCCATCACTCCCAGTATCTACCGCATGGGATCTTGGGGTATCTGATCATAGTGCTATTATATTTTACCAGCAGTTAGGCAAAAGTGTTAATATAATAGATTACCATGAAGAAAGAGGTCAAGGTTTACCATACTATGTACAAATAATTAAAGATAAAGATTATGTTTACAAAGATCATTTTGCACCACATGACATTGAAGTTACCGACTTTGGTAATGGCAAAACCAGGAGAGAGGTTGCCTACCAATTAGGAATTAGGTTCAAGGTCGTACCAAAAATTCCACTAGAGGATGGCATACACGCAACTACAATGACCTTACCTAGATGTTGGATTGATACTGACCATTGCAAAAAGTTAATAGATGCGTTAAGACATTACCACAGGAAGTACATTGACAAAAATAGAATGTTTAGATCGAAACCTGTACATGATTGGAGTTCACATGCTTGTGATGCAATGCGTTACTTGTCTGTTGGACTACAAGAAATAAATGATAGACAAACTGCTCCACAAAGTGTAGCAGATAATGAGTACAGGATTATATAATTATGGGATCAATATTTAAACCAAAAATGCCACCGCTACCACCAGTTCAACCTTTGCCAGAACCTCCTTCATCAGAGTTATCGCAAGAAGAAAAAAATGCGATTGCGGCGGAGCAAAGAGAAATAGAAAGAAAACGAAAAGGCAGAAAATCAACAATATTAACTGGACCACTAGGTGTTGAGGAAGAAGCTGAAACAGAAGATAAAACTTTATTAGGATCATAGTATGGAAATATTTAGAAGAATTTTTAAAAGAAAACTAAAAGTAGAAAAAGAAATTTTAATATTAGATGAAGATAAAACTTTTGAAAATGAAGTTAAAAAACCAGAAATAAAAACAAAATCAAAAGATACTAAAGAAACTAAATCATCATTAACATTTGGAAAATAATATGGGATCAGTATTCAAACCAAAACCTTCACCACCACCACCGCCACCGCCAACACCGACTGCACCAGAAGTATCACAGGCAACAGCAACAAGTATGGATGGTTATGATGCAAGAAAAACAAAAGCTAGAGGAAGATCAACTACAATTATGACAAGTTCTAAAGGTGTAGAAAATGAAACATTAACACTAGGTAAGAAAAGTTTATTAGGACAATAATGGCTAGAACAGATTTAACTAAAAATTTATTATCAAGATACGAAAGACTTGAAGGTCAAAGGCAAAACTGGGAAACGCATTGGCAAGAAGTTGCAGACTATATGCAACCAAGAAAAGCAGATGTAACTAAACGAAGAGCTAGAGGTGATAAAAGAATGGAACAAGTCTTTGACTCATCACCAATACAAGCAGTAGAACTTTTAGCAGCATCACTACATGGTATGCTAACAAATCCATCTACTCCTTGGTTTACTTTAAAATTTAAAGATGAAGAAATAAATAGTCAAGATGAAGCAAAACTTTGGTTAGAAGCATCTACAGATGCAATGTATACAGCTTTCAATAGATCAAACTTTCAACAAGAAATATTTGAATTGTACCATGACCTAATTACATTTGGTACAGCAGCAATGTTTATTGAAGAAGATGATGATGACATCATTAAGTTTTCAACAAGACATATCAACGAAATATTTATTGCAGAAAATGATAAAGGTAGAATAGATACTATTTATAGAAAATTTAAAATATCAGCTAGAGCTGCAATACAAAAGTTTGGTGAAGCAGTATCTGCGGATGTGCAAACAAAAGCAAAGAAAGATCCTTACGAAGAAATAGAAATATTACACGCAGTTTATCCAAGAGCAGATTTTAATCCTAACAAAAAAGATAAAGCTAATATGCCATTTGAATCTGTGTATATGGAATATAAAAATGGTAATGAATTATCTGTAGGTGGATTTAGAGAATTTCCATTTGTCGTACCAAGATATTTAAAAGCATCAAATGAAATCTATGGAAGAAGTCCTGCAATGACAGCATTGCCAGATGTTAAGATGTTAAATGAAATGTCAAAGACAACTATCAAAGCTGCACAGAAACAAGTAGACCCACCACTATTAGTTCCTGATGATGGTTTTTTATTACCAGTAAGAACTGTACCAGGAGGGTTAAATTTTTACAGATCAGGAACAAGAGATAGAATTGAACCATTAAACATTGGTGCAAATAATCCACTAGGTTTAAACATGGAGCAGCAAAGAAGAGAAAGTATTAGAGCTGTATTTTATGTAAATCAGTTGATGATGCAACAAGGTCCACAAATGACAGCAACAGAAGTTATACAAAGAAACGAAGAAAAGATGAGATTGTTAGGACCTGTGTTAGGTAGATTGCAATCAGAATTATTAAAACCATTAATTGATAGAGTATTTGCAATATTATTTCGTAATAATATTTTACCAGCTGCACCACAATTTTTATCAGGAAGAGATATAGAGATAGAATATGTATCTCCACTTGCTAAAGCACAAAAGTCTACAGAGTTACAATCTATTATGAGAGCAGTAGAAATATTAGGATCATTAGCAAATGTTGCACCAGTATTTGATTATGTAAACTTTGATAATTTAGTTAAACACTTGGCAGACATTGTAGGTGTACCACAAAAAATATTAAAAACACAAAGTCAAGTTAATGCTGAAAGACAACA